GGTCAAGAAGAGCCCGTTCTCGCGGATCAAGTCGATCACCGCGGACATCACGCACGCCGAGGCGCGGGCGAAGGGCTACATCAAGGGCACGCTGAAGAAGGAGGAGTTCTTCGGCCTGATCAAGCGCGTCACGACGCCGAGCACGGTCTACAAGAAGCAGAAGCTCGACCGCGACGACATCGTCGACATCACCGACTTCGACGTGGTCGTCTGGCTCAAGGCCGAGATGCGCCTCATGCTCGACGAGGAGGTCGCGCGCGCGATCCTCATCGGTGACGGTCGCGACGTCGACGATGACGACAAGATCGCCGACCCCAAGGGCTCCACGCAGGGCGCAGGCATCCGTTCGATCCTCAACGACGACGACCTCTACGCGGCGACGATCACCGTCGACATCGACGGCGACCTGCGCAAGACGGACCTCGTGGACAAGATCCTCGACTCCATGCGCTTCTACAAGGGCTCCGGTCTGCCGACGTTCTACACGACGCTGCCGGTCGCCACGCAGATGCTGCTGGCCCGCGACTCGCAGGGCCGCCGGTTCTACCGGACGCTGACGGAGCTGGCCTCCGAGCTGGGCGTCGACAAGATCGTGACCGTCGAGGTCATGGAGGACGAGCCGGACCTGGTGGGCATCATCGTCAACCTGGCCGACTACACGGTCGGCGCCGACCGCGGTGGCGAGGTGTCGTTCTTCGACGACTTCGACATCGACTACAACCAGTACAAGTACCTGATCGAGGCCCGCTCGTCCGGCGCCCTGACCAAGATCCGGTCGGCGCTGGTCATCAAGCAGGCCGCGGCAGGCGCCACCAAGGCGACCCCGGCGGACCCGACGTTCGACCCGGACACCTCCGGCATCACGATCGTCGACACCACCGGCGTGACCTACCGGCGCGGCGACACCAACGCGGCCGTCACGGCGGCGGGCTCGCCGTACACGGTCGACGAGGGCGTGGACCTGACGATCTACGCGGTCCCGAACGCGGGCTACTTCTTCGACAACAACGTCGAGGACGAGTGGACCTTCCGCGGCACGCCCGGGGCGTAGTTCGCTGAGCTGACCCATGGCGAGGTTCCACGGCCGGGTCGGGTTCGCCAGCGATACCACCGAGGTAAAGCCTGGCGTTTACGCTGACGCCATGGTGGAGTACAGCTTCTATGGCGACGTCGTTCAAAATAGGAGGAATCTCCAACCGGGAGAGAACCTGAACGCGGATCTCTCCGTCAGCAACTCGATCAGCATCGTGGCAAGTGCTTACGCACGTGAGCATTTCTTCGCCATAAGATACGTGGAATGGGCGGGGCAGCTTTGGACTGTGACTGGTGTCGAAGTCCAGGCTCCCCGCCTGATTCTCAGTCTGGGGGAGGTGTACAATGGCCCGACCCCGGACTGATCTCCAGACGCTCCTCGAGAGCCTCGCGGAGAACGTGTATTTCCAGCCTCCGGAGAATTATCGAATGCAGTACCCGTGCATCATCTATTCGCGGGACGGTGTTTCTTCGGATCACGCGAACAACGAGCTGTATCGGCACGCCAAGCGGTACCAGGTCACGGTAGTCGATCGAGATCCCGACACCGAGATCGCAGAGAAAGTTGAGACGCTCGAGTACGCAGCGTTCGAGCGGTTCTTCACTGCGGACGATCTCAACCACCACGTCTTCACCCTCTTCTTCTGAAAAGGAGCCCTTCAGCATGACAGTCCTGCAGTGGGACCAGGTCGGCGAGCGTCTCTATGAGACCGGCGTCGATCGCGGTGTCCTCTACCAGATCGACGAGACCGGCGAGTACGTCGATGGCGTCGCTTGGAACGGTCTCACGACCGTCACCGAGTCGCCTTCGGGTGCGGAGTCGAACAAGCAGTACGCCGACAACACCGTCTACGTCAACCTGATCTCGGCCGAGGAGTTCGGCGGCACGATCGAGGCGTTCACCTACCCGGACGAGTTCGGGCAGAACGACGGGTCCGACGAGCCCGCTCCGGGTGTGCTGGTCAGCCAGCAGGGACGTCGTCCCTTCGGCATGTGCTACCGCACGCTGGTCGGCAACGATGTCGACGGCCAGGAGCACGGGTTCAAGCTGCATCTGCTCTACGGCTGCCAGGCGTCTCCGTCGGAGAAGGCCTACGCGACGGTCAACGACTCGCCCGAGGCGATCGCGTTCTCGTGGGAGTTCTCGACCACGCCGATCACCGTCTCCGGCAAGAAGCCGACCTCGCTGGTCACGATCGACTCCACCGGCGCCGACAGCGATGCCCTGGACGCGCTCCTGGACATCCTCTACGGCACCGACACGGACGAGCCCCGGATGCCGACCCCCGACGAGGTCATCGCGATCTTCACGGGCGGCGAGGTCGACGTCGACATGGCTCTGGCGGCCAACGCTCCGACGTTCGTCGAGGGCACCGGCGTGATCACCCTTCCCGCCGTCACCGGCGTGCAGTGGAAGGTCGGCAACGTCAACAAGGCCCCGGGTGCGCAGCCCGCGCTCGCTTCGGGTCAGCAGGCCACGGTCCGGGCTACGGCGATGCCGGGCTACAACCTGCTCGGCGACGATCGGTGGACGTTCCACAAGCCGTAGTCGTCGGCGCCGCGGTCGTGACTCCCAGGTAAGGGTCAGGGGGGCCGTCGGGCACAGATCCTCCCACTCTCCTAGGATCGCTCGGCTGGCAGGGAGGTAAACAACCGGACCACCGCGGTTACAAAGATGAAAGGGGGCCAGAGGATGCTCACGATTCGAGTTGGAGCGACGCCGTCGTTTGATGACGACAAGCAGGAATTCGTCGAAAACGGAGGTTTCTATCTCCAGCTGGAGCATTCTCTGGTTTCTCTTTCAAAATGGGAGTCAGAACACGAAAAGCCCTTTTTGGGCAAGGGCGAGAAGTCTGGGGCTGAGGTCCTCGACTACGTTCGCTGTATGGTTTTGACCGAAAACCCCCCGGAGGATTTTCTCCAGAAGCTTTCTAAAGAGAACCTAGAAGCGATAAACGCCTACATCGATCGCAAGATGACGGCGACATGGTTCTCTGAGCAGCCGGGTGCTCCCAAATCGCGTGAAGTGATCACCTCAGAGCTCGTCTACTACTGGATGACGACGTATAACATCCCGTTCGAATGCCAGTACTGGCATCTCAATCGGCTGTTCACGCTCATCCGGATCGCTACGCTCAAGTCGGGCAAGCCGAAGAAGATGAGTAAGACCGAAGTCGCGAAGCGTAATCGCGAAATCAACGCTCAACGCAAGGCGCAGTTGGGCACCAAGGGGTAGAAAAGTTGGACACGGATCAGCTTTTCTTGCAGTTTGTTCGATGGCTGTTCACGCTGATGATCTTGTTCGGTGCGGGCATGCTCATCGTGGTTCTGTTCGGCGATGCGGGTCTTGGCTTGAAGATGCTCAACGTCTTCGCCTCGATGTTCGTCGGCGTGCTCGGACTGGGATCGGGGTATATTCTCGGTCGCAAATCGCAAAACGGAAAGGAGGACACGCATGACCGCACTTGAGTGGGACAAGGTGGGTGATCGCCGGTACGAAACTGGCATCGATCGCGGAGTCCTGTTTCCGCCGAGCGGTTCTGCCGTTCCGTGGAACGGGTTGACCTCGGTTACCGAGACGGTCAGTCGTGAAGTGAAGTCTTATTACTTGGATGGTGTCAAGTACCTGGATCGGCACATTCCGGGTTCGTATGCCGCCAAGTTGTCCGCGTTCACCTACCCGGATGAGCTTGATGTGCTCCTCGGTACTGCCGAGTATGCTCCGGGGGTATTTCTCCACGATCAACGCGCCAAGCTGTTTCATCTGTCATACCGCACACTGGTCGGAAACGACATCGACGGTACGGATCACGGCTACAAGATCCACGTCGTCTACAACGTGCTCGCGGTTCCGAGCGATCGGGCGTCGGATTCGCTCGACGATTCGACTGATCTCTCTCCCTTCGAGTGGGATCTCAGCGGAACTCCGAACGTCATGTTCGGGATGCGTCCGACCGCGCATCTTTCGCTGGATTCACGCAGGATCGACGCGACTCTGCTCGAGACTCTCGAGGAAATGATCTACGGTACGGATGACGACGATCCGTCTCTGCCGTTGCTGGTCGATCTGCTCGCGGTGGTGGATGCTTCATGAGCCGAATTGAATTCGGTGGGTATGGGGGTCCGATTCCCGACATCGCCATTCCGGATCCCAACCTGAGCTCGGACCTGCCCATCCAGGTCCTCGAGCTGGTTGACGGAGTCCCTTTCGCAAAAGCGGATTGGGTGGCTCTGGGTTACACCCACTACGAGGTCTGGTGCATCGGTGGCGCGGGAGGTCTCGGCGGTCTTCCTGGCTACCCGTTGTTTCCCAACCAGTTCTTCACCGAGGCGATGCCCCCGGATGTCTGGGCAGCCCACCTCGAGGCGATGCGGATCTACGATCTTCAGTTGTATCCGCCAATGGACTTCGACGCGATCGACTATCGGTTCAGCTACGTCGAACCTGGGAATCCCAACTATCCGCCGGGTGGAGTCCCGGGGATGGACTACGGATGGCCGCACAGTCATCGGCAGTGGGAAGAGCACAACAATCCGGGCCATATCGGATCAGTCACGCTTACGCATCCACCGGTCATGGTTCCAGCTGGCGCGGCGTATCCCGGCGGTGGGGGAGGCGGGGGTCTTCACGTGATGTCAGGCGAATTGGCTGATTTGCCTGACTCGGTTCCGGTCGAAGTAGGGGCGGCTGGCGTTGACGCCGAGCCAGGGCAAATTCAAGTCAATGGAGCGCAGGTAATTGCACAAGGTCCTTCGTGGGCTCAGCGTTACGTGCTCTCTCCCAATCCACCGCTCTACCCGCCGGGGCCAGGTGGAGACGGTGGAACTTCATCATTCGGTGATATCTGCAAGGCGTCTGGCGGTAAGGGGGGTCATCCCGCGGTTACGTGGTCTGGGGGTCAGCTGATCATCGACGGCGCCGGAGGCGATGGCGGAGCGGGTAACCGGGATATTCCCGGCGGTGGCGGTGTGGGAAGCAACAGTCCGGCCGATGGGGGAGAAGGTGGCTGGGACGGAACGGTCGGTAAGGGTGGTGGCGGTGGTCGTGGCGGAGTGCCACAACGTGCTGAAACCGGCAACATATTGCACGGTGTTTGATGGCGGTCGTCCTCTACGATTCGCGAGGGAATCTGATCTACATCCCGGCTACCAGCGGGGGCCGTGGGTCGTTTTCCTACGCTGACACGAAGGTCTTCGGCCCTCGTGAACCCACTAAGTTGTGGATACCACGTCG